GTTCGTCGGTATCCTCAAGAGTACAGTCACAAAGCCACCCGCCACAGCAAAGCCGCCGACTCTGCGGCGTAGCTCCATTCTCTGCCCACACCTGATAGCGATACACACGCCCCTCGAACTTGAGACACGATTCACAGTGCTCCTCAGTTGCGCCGAGTCGCCAGACTTTTTTCTTGTTAGCACAGGCCATCGCCGCCGCTTGCGTCCGTGCCAGCCTGTACTTGTTCACCCATAGCTCGATACGAGCATAAATTGTGCCTCGCTTGCCGCCGTTCGCTTTGCTGTTCTGTAGAACGAAGTCGATAAATCCGGGCACATAGCCTTCCTGCTCGCCGATGAAGTTGTCCCGCGCTATCAGTTCCTCGAACGTGAACTCGTCCGGCTTGATGCCGCACTCCGCCGCGCCTTCTTTCCAGGCTTTCGCAATCTCACGCTCGATGGTCAGATACATCGAGGCGAGACCTTGCGGCTGTGACAACACGCCGCCCCAGACGCCGTAGGCTGCGTAGCGGATCCCTGCGCGATAGGTGGATTCAGACATTGCTATTTAAGTACAGTAAGAATCTCAACACGTCCGCCGTGCCGCATACATCTTCCATCATCCAGTAACTCTGTATATGGACGCGTACTGTTGATGCTTTCAACTCTCAATCCTGTTTCTTTTTCAAAATCTTCAATCAAACCAAGGATAGAAAGGCAAAGCATGTCCTTCTTCTTTTTTGCTTCTTCGACCGTAATGTCAGTCATCCTCATCATCCTCCAACCACGCCGTCGCCGGCGCGCGCTTGTGCTCCTCGCAATAGAAATGCCAGTCGCCGTCAGGCTCGAACGTCGGCCAGTCGTCAACCATCCCGGTCTGCTTCATATCATGTACCGCTCGCGTCGCCGGTTCGTCGCATACCTCGCAGTAGCGGTTGGCGATGGGCTGGATGTTACTCGATTCCACGCATCACCTCGAACAACTCCGCCACTGCAAACTCGGCCACGTCCTGCGGCGTCGCCGTGCCGTCGCGCAGGTTGTCCCGCACCATCGAGAGAATGCGCTCCATCACCTCGGTGGCCTGGGGAGCTTCCGGCGTCACGATGGCCTCGGCGTCGGCGATGCCGAACTTCGTCAGCGCCATTCGTAGCGCCGCAGAGACAACCGAGTCGGCAACCTTGGCAGGGATAACGAACTTCTCAGCGGCCATCACCGTTGCCTCGACAACGGCGATTAGTTCCTCCATGTTGATGGTCAGCAGCGTGTCGAGCGTAACGTCGACCTCCATCTGCTCCTCTGCCAGTTCCGCACCACTCTGCGTCAGCACGATGCGCGCCATATCGCGGAACACCGATGCCCACCACGTCTGGTAGCGCTGCATCGCTTCGTTGAACGGAATCACGCTCACGTCGGCCACGGCCTTGTTCTGCCACGAGTCGGGCCTGCCCATCCAGCCGAGCGGCACTTGTGTGCCGGCGCTGCCCTGGCCGAGCACAATCATCGTGGACTTCTGGTCGTCGCTCGCGCCAGTGCCCATCGGGAAGCGCGACCTGTCCACCATCTGGTTCTCCAGCCACGTCGAGCCGGCCACGGGCGGCGCGTTCGTCTCCTGCCTGCTCGTGCCGGATGACGTGAGTGAGGATGTCAGCGACGCCTCCATCTGGCCGAGGACGCCCGAACCGCCCTGGACCTTCACCTTGTCCACGAACATCGCTGCCGCACGGTTCTTCGCCATCACGTCGCCCAGCGCGTCGCGGTATGCGCGGAACCACTCGTAGGCTTGGCTGAACTCGGGGAACCCGCGCAATCGTTTACCATCCACCAGATAGCGGTTGCGGGCCGCATACAGCATCACGGCATCCGTATTCGGTCGCAGTTCGGCGGCGTCTATCGCGCCATCAGGCACACCGCCGACGGCCTCAATCTCAGCCTCCGTCGCCATCCAGTTGCGGTAGGCGACCTTACTATACGTCTTGCCCTCGACCTGCACGCCGTCCACGTTCTGGACGAACCAGACGTACCGCATAGGGTCTTCCGGCATCGTGACGATCTGGCCGATCTCCTCGGTGCGCACGGTGCGGATCGTCGTCTGCGCCGGCGCAAGCCCGCTCGCCGTCTCTGTCCAGAACGTGTAGAACAACTCGCCGGTCTGAATCGCCTCGTCGCTCTGTTCGTGCAGTACGCGTTCGCCCAGCACCGGCTTGTTACGGTCAGCCAGCCAGAACTCGTCCCATATCTGCTGGGCCTGCGGATTCATCGGTGTGACGGTCACTTTCTGCCCGAAGCCAAAGTCGGTCCAGGTGTTCACGGCCAACTTGGATTGTGTATCCCAAAAACCCATATACCGCGCTGTCGCCACGCGGTTGAGCCGGTCCCGCTCGCTAATATCCATCTGCGTGCCGAACACGCCGCCGATGCGCTGCCAGCCGCGTTGCTCCAGTATCAGGTCGATGAGCTGCGAGTCAACTTCCTCCAGCTCCGCCATCAGCCGCACCGGGTCGCGCCGGATGTACATCTGCGACTCCAGCAGCATTTCGAGCATCTGCTGAGCACGCTGTTCCTTCTCTTTCAGTTCCGCGCCGCCGATGGCGCGGCCTAAGCGTTCTCTTAATGTTGGCATAGTCAATTATCCTACTCTACTTCATATCTACCAATAGGTGCCATCAAGTCATCAGGCACTGTGTCAACATATCGCGCCTCGACTGGTTTAGGCAAAGACAGAGCATCGTCAAGTCGCTCCAGTTCAATTGATGGTACAGCAAACTTCACGCGACAAAAACTACAGCGTGAATTTATACAAGCAACATATCCATCGAAGTTCTTCATTACATGGTCACACTCAGGGCACTGTGCATACATGCCTTTAAGAATGAAAGTTGGCATCACTCCGCCTAAATCTCCCACAACTCCTCATCGCAGTTGAACGGGCGCCCATCGTCGCCTATTTCGCAGACAACATAGTTGACGACAGACAAGTCCTTATCCGCCCGGTACTTGATAGCATGAGCCCTTGCCAGTCGTATATCGCATGAACTAAACAAAACTAGACCCTGGCTGCCACTGATGGTCATCCATCCTTCTGGCCCACAGTTGCTATTCTGATACCAAATCCCATATAGCTTGTCGGCCACGTCTCCCCCTATCTAATCCACTCTGTCCTCTCGCACCGCACACAGCGTCGGAAGCGCTGCGGGCCCGTACCGTTGTAGCCCTGCATCGTGAGATAGCGCCAGTCGTGGCCCAGAATGCGGCACACAATGGCATCCCATGTGTTGGCGATGTGATAGGTGATGGTGTTGTAGAATTGTTCTACCATGTCCCAACCCTCACAGGCTCATAGCTAATCATGCTGATTTCATTGCCCGCCAGACCCGCTATCATATACCTCAGCGCATCAATCAAGTGATATTCATCTTTCGCCTCAATCGCATCCGTCACCTGCCCGTCCCGCGTCACCTTGCGCCGGTATGCTCCAATCTGCGAGAGTAGATTAGGACACGAGTCGTGTATCATAATCGCATCGTGCCTAAGCAGTTCAAGTATTTTATCAATCTGGCTCCATACGTCTGTAATCTCTACTCGTCTCAGCGGCAGCCCGTAACCTGAGAAGTCGGCCCGCTGCTGGCGCTCCGACGGGCCTCCGCCGTACCAATGCCAGATGCTTTCACCCTTCGATAAGTGCAGGATATTCTCAACGTGCTTCTCCGTCGTCGCCCCGAACGGCTCCATATATTCGCGGTAAATGTGCATCACGCGCCCCTGTGGGTCAAACGCTCCCCACACAGCGGCTACATACGCCCCAAGAGGATCGACGCCAACCGCTCGTGCCCAATGTGGCAATGGAACAAACGCCCTGCACTTGTGCTTGGTGTCATCGAATACCTCGAATATCGCACCCTCTGGATTGGCCCATTTGCCGTGGTAGAGCCGCTGCAACCGTGCGCCTGTCAGATTCGACAACGCTTCCAGGGTGCGCTCACCCTGCGCCGTCCATTGCCCGTGCTCATTGTCCCACAGCACCGGGTTATCGCGGTGTGTCGTTCTGAACAGCTTCAGCCGCCCCGCTGCTTCGCGCTGTAGAATCCAGTGCTGGCGGTGCGACGGGTTGCAGTCGCCTATCAGGAACGTGTAGGGCATCACCGCGCCACGACCGGTGACGCAGCGGGTCAAGTATTCCCAGTCTGCTGCTGTCATCTCCTCCGCCTGGTTGACGTAGATGGCATCACGTTCGGCCGATAGCGTCTTGGATGGGTCATCCATCCCCGCCAGCCAGATGCGCGAGCCGTTCGGGTAGTCAAACCACTGCGGGTAGCCACCGCCGTAT